CACCTCTCCCGCTTGGCTGAACGTACTGCGTCCAACCATCTGGCCTCTTGATCTCGAAAGTTTCGTACCAGGCGCTCATATCGTCCGGCGAGTTCGTGTCCATAAGTATGCCGAACCAAGTCGGCCCGCCATCTCTCTGCGGCGGATATCGACCAACACGGGTGGTCAGCATCTCGATTATCGGCCATTCGATCTCTCTGGCTTCATTCACCCACGCCCAAGTCAATTCCAAAGATAAGAGCTTGGCTATATCTCCCGGCCTGTCCAGCGCTGTGAAAATGACTTCGTGTTCGTACTCGCCGTGTTTCATCTTCCATGTGAAATCCGAGTACCGAAACTCGCCATATGGCCGCAGCCAGTCCAACCAAGTGTTCAGAGTCGTCTGCCGTAACTGAGGAAAGGTATTCCGGATAACAGCCGAACGGGTGTTTGTTCCTGCCTCCTGCATCAACTTGAAACATTCGATTGTGCATCCTACTGACTTTCCAGACCCAACCGGCCCCCTCAATGCCTTTACAAACGAAAAATCATCCTGTTGGAAGCGGTCAATCGTCGGTGCGGGGGCATAGCGAATAACAGGTTGTAATTCAGCCATATTTCGTGTGTGTCTCACCTATTAAGTAAATAGCGAACCTCGGTTTTTGCCCGCCGACTATGCTGCGCTGTCTACGCCCGCCTGGTCCTGGGCTGCTGCTGGTTCGGACTGGTCGCTGACCTTGGAGTGGGGCTGGTCTGTCGCTCCCGCGAGTGGAGATACAGCCGCATCAGGAGGCGGTGAGCGCACGATCTGGAGCAGGGGTAGGCCAGTCTCACGGCTGTCGCTGATAGCAGTTGCCAGCAGGTCTGGGCTGACCTTGCGCAGTAGTATCTCTGCTGCCCTAACCTGGGTGTTGGTCATTTTCAGTCCGGCAAGTATGTGATCCGAAAGAGCTTTGACTATTTCAAAGACTTTGATCTTGGATCTGATCTTGTCTTGGGTTCGGGCGTTAATATCTCCCGAGTGGGTCTTGGTCGCCGCCATAATTGAATCAGCCTGGTTACTTTGAGATGTTCTGATTGACCTGCGGATCGTAACCGATTAGACCCATTCTTGCCGCTTGGATTCGACATGATTGCTCCCGTTGACTGATGGTTCAAAATTCGATACCGTTGCCGGGTTAGGCGGGACGGGTTGGCATAGTCCCCGTTTTCTTTTCAGGGAGAATCTGGATCTGATCTGGGTCTAATTCTGCTCGCAAAGCTCGCCTGGGAGAATCCCCAACCGACAATGTGGCCGGTCACTGGTTGGATCCAGACTACCATAAAAAAGGGCCGCCGAAGCGACCCAAAGGCTGTTGCGCGACAAGTTTCTTATTTTCAGAGATATCGAATCACGACCAGGACCAGGACATACACGGCCGCAAGAAATATCAGTGATTCTACGATCAGGTGACCGGATTCGGGGTCGATGGTTTCGCCCAGGTCCACCAGTTCTGCGCGACCGTCGCCGCCTGATTCGGACCAACCACAATAGCAGCGGGTCAGGCCGTGGTGCTTGTCACACTTCCAGCAGACCCGAGCAGCACAGTAGTCGATCCACTCAGCAGTCCCGACACACCCAGGAGCGTCGCAAGGGAACGGGGCGATGGTCATGCCGTCACCCGCTTTTCGGCCAGTGATTCGGCCAGGGCGCTTTCATGCCGGACATTGACCCGGTAGCCAAGCTGTTTGATCTTGTCGAGAACGTAGGGTGTGAGAGTTTCGGTTCTTGCGATGGCACAGAACATTCCCGAAGCGACGCAATCAGGATATGCGAGTTCCTTGCCGTAGACAGTTTTGATTTTGACGTAAACGTCCATGATTTCTCCCGTGGCTTATCAGTTGAGGTTAGGTAACCAGGACAGAATAACCCCCTGATTTGCCAATAGCAAGGCAAGGGGTCACATGATTGAAGCGCCCAGGAGGGACCAGGGAACGGCAAAAACTGACCTGGGCGACCACGGGAGCGTGAAACACCCAGACCAGCCGATCACCCCCAGAAGAAAGGCATCACCCAAAAGACAGGAGCGATCGAGGCGAGTATACTGATTGCTGATCCTTCGGGATCACCTAAACTCAAAACCACGGGAGATAATCAAATGTCACGCAAACATTTCATATTGCTGGCCGCAGCCCTGCGGGTACAGCGCGAACAGGCTCGCATCAACCTCAGCCCAGTCAACCGGCTGGTCGTTGTCGATGAACTCATCCACACCATAGCCACGGTCTGCAACTCGGTCAATCCGAACTTCTCATTTGATCGGTTCTACTCGGCTTGTGATTACAAGGGAGGCGAGGACAGTGGCAAAAGCTGAAACAAAATCAGAACTCAACGAAATCATCGAGAATCTCGAACGGAGGATTGCGTACTACGGCAAGGAACGGGAGCGGCATGACCGGGAAAAAGCTCACCTATCGTCGCTGTTTATCGAGCTATACGAGGAAAAGCGTACCCTCGACCTCCGGTTCAGTTGGCTCGAAGAAGCGGCCACCAACGTAGTCAACTCATGTCCTGAGCATCTACCTCAACAGATTGTAGAGCTCGCGGACGACCTCGGAATTGAACTCAAACAGGAGAAATAACGTGTCTCGCAATTCTTTACTTAAAAAACACTCAGGCGGAAAGTTCCTATCCTCAGAAGATTTCCCAGAGGATCGGGTCTGGAAAGAAACGGGGGTAGTCCTCAAAATCACGGACTTCACGGAGGCCAATGTTGCGCGGGAGAACGCTGATCCGGAGATCAAACTGATCTGCCATTTTGAGGACTCGAAGCCCTTGGTCTGCAACAAAACCAACACCACAAAACTGACTGACCTGTTCGGAACTGATGAAACCAAGGTTATCGGGAAGCGTATCGGGCTGTACGTTGATCCGGAGGTCAAAAACAAAGGCAAGACTGTCCGTGGTCTGCGACTCTGCGATCACAAAGAGATCGGTGGCGATTTCGCAGACGACATACCGTTCTGATGGGCTTGCTCGAAAAATACCGCAAGCAATCGTGGCTGGCGCGAAACTTCGATGATCTGGAAGCGGATCTGGAAAAGGGGATGCACTCAGGCGAGATACCTCCCTGGTTTCTGATCCGGACCTACTGTACGGACTGTGACGAGGAGTGTCTGGCGATCAAGCACCAAGGCAAGCGTCACCTCGTCCATGAGGTTAGCGGGCGTCTGACGCTGCATCAGTGTCCGCAACCAGTCGATCAAAGGCAAGATGACTGGTCCGACGACCAGGACCGCAGACACGATCAGTTTCCGGACGATCCGTACAATTATCCAGACATTCCATATGTCGATCCAACCAGGGGGAATCACCGATAATGGCAACTCGAAATATCACGGCAGTCTACATTCGCGGCTTCGCGTTCAAATGTACCCAGGGAGGACGGCGGCATCAGATTCTACTCAAACTCAAAGAGTCAGACGAAAAGAACAACGATCTGTGGCTGCTGAAATATGCCGTGGTCGCAGTTCTGGCGGTTCTGGCCGGGTACTGGATCGGTCTGATTGACCCGCTGGCATGAGCGCCGTTATCTGTGAGACTTGCGGGGCGAAGGTGGTCGAGTACAAGCACGGACTATCGAAAGGACTGGTCCGTGTCCTGTATCTGATCGCCCAGGCTGGTCTGCCGGGGTCTACAATCTCCATGAGCGAGGTCAAACTGACCTACTCTCAGCGCTGCAACTCTCAGAAACTCCGGTACTGGTATCTGATCGAAAAGGTCCATGATGAGTTGAGCAAGGGCGGCGACTGGCGGATCACGCAGCGGGGGTCAGACTTCCTCCAAGGTAAGATATCCCTCCCGCAATACGTCTGGACGTTCCACGGGGAACAGGTCCGCTATGAGGGTCGCTACCGCTATATTGACCAGGTGACCGGCGGGTGGAAGTGGCGGCCGGACTACGGCCGGGAGGCTATACCCCATTGAACCGCAAACTCCACTGTCAGAACCAACCGGGCGAGTGTACTTGTGTCGCAGATATGATGCGCAAGGCTTGTCCGACCCTCGGGGGTGACTGGGTTAGTTTTCTGGCTGTCATGCTCAAACCGGGCAGCAATATCAAGAGCCATAAGCATATCCAGCACACCGTTCTGTACTACCCGGAGGACTGTGCGGCCGTGACCCTCAAACCGAAGGCCGGGACTATGCTGTACCTCCCTCCTGGCGTCGAGCATGGCGTCGAAACCGTGAAAGAACCCCGGCTCTCTATCGCTATGCTGATCGAGCCTCGAAAGTTGGACGCCGACTGAATGAGTCCAAGGTTGCAATAATCATTTTTGGCAAAAAAGGAGTTGACAGTGCAATTACAGCTTGTTCGCTATTGTTACGGCCCTGACAGCGTTGCGGGCCTCTTGAAGTTCGGGGAGCATTTCTCGCAATCGGTCTGGACGCTCGAATGTCCGTGGCGTGAAAATCAGGTATTCGTCTCTTGTATCCCTGATGGCAGCTACCCTCTACAAGGATTCGATTCGCCGGAGCATCCGGGTTGTTGGGTGATAACCCCAGTGCCAGGTCGAACCGGCATACTCATCCACGTTGGAAATGAGGTCAAAGATACGCAGGGGTGTATCCTGATCGGGCAGTCTCAATCACCGGGGTTCGTAGGAAGCTCAAAAGATGCCCTCCGGCAACTCAACTACACTCTCGACCGTAAGGGCCAGCATACTATTACCCTTGGTTCTGGTCTTGGTGCTGTCCTCATGCCTCAAGTTGAACCGGGCCCTCCATTGCGAGGCAACGGTGACGAAGGAAACGGCAACGGCGGAGTGTCGGCAGGAGGGACGGATTGAGTCATCGGAGCTATAACCAGCGGGACGCTAATCAGTCAGAGATTGTTGACGCTTTAAGAAAGCGAGGCGCTTGCGTCGTCGAAATAGAACACCCCGTCGATCTGCTGGTCGGATATAACGGCTTTTGGGTGCCTGTGGAAGTGAAATCGTCCCAGAAGGCCAAAATCCAGCCATCGCAGAAAGTCTTTCGCCAGAAGTGCAAGGATCACAACCTAGCGGTAATTTTTCTGCACTCATTGGGCGATGTTGACTACTGGTTTCCGCTAAAAAGTCCCGGCCGTACCGAGAGTGCCGCCAGCAAGGGTACTCAGCACCAAGATCCAGTCAACGGCTGAAACGTCCTTGGATGGGAGCGATACACCCCCGGCATTTTCTATGTCTATCAGGGTGTTGATAGCATCCTGTCCCTTCTGAGATAGCGTAATCTTGCGGGCAGACTCTCCGGCAACATCACCCTTGGTGAACTCCCTCGGGAAGAACTTTTTGGCCTGAGCAATTAGCCTGTCATAGTTAAGCTGGCCGTGCTTCTCCAAGGACTGAACCAACATCTGATCGAAGCGCCATTGTTCTTTGGCTGCTTGCAGAATGTCCGTAGCGATCCCGGTGGATTCCTCCATCAAGAACTCCAATTCGGCCGTAACCTCGTTGACAGCATCCCGTGTCAGTTCGTTCTCGGTCTTGGCAGCTATCCTCCGCAGTTCTTTGTGGCGTTGGAGTAACTGTTTGTTGGTCATTACGCCCTGCTTGACCTCCTTCGGGGAGAGAACTTTTTTAACCAGTTCCCGTTCGGCTTTGGGCGCTTTGGTGATTGCGTTGAGGAGGTTGTTCTGCCGCAGCGTTGATATCACAACGATATCTTCAGCGAACTCCTCCGGCAGCGCTGACTTGAATAGTTTGTCAGTATCATCCGTGGCTCTTTTCAGCGCCGACCTGGGCAGCTTGCCACTGGTGCCGAAGTCCCGTGCGCGCAGCGTCGTACCTCGGATTCCAGCTAAATTTGCTGCTACCTGTCTGCCAACACTCGGGTTTCGAGTACCAGCCACCCTCGACAGGATCTTGGACTGGTTCACCACTCCTTGCAGGACTGCTCCCGTGCCTTTGACTACTGCCTCGATCGGTCCTTGCGGGACACCCGGAACAAGCTCGCCAATATCCCTCGGAACAGGGATAGGCCCTTCGTCAGCAGCTTCGGAGATTATCTTGATCCGCCCGGTGGTCTGCGTAGACCTCGTAACTCCGCCGGAAATACTGCGGACCATACCAAGTCCGGCTCGCATCAGTTGAGCGCCGCCAGCCACGGCCGCAGCCGCCCCGGAAGCCTGTCCCGTAAGAGTCGCCCCTGGTGCTACCGTACCGAGAGCGGCCGAACCGCCTTCATCCAGAACACCGAACTGCTCTAAAATTCCCTGAATAGGCAAGAAACCCTCGGCAAACGCTCGGGCTGTACCGATTGCTCCTTGCTGGATAACGTCAAGTTCTTTCTCGCTGGCCGGAACAAACTTGCCCGTCACCTGATCGCGGCGCATGAACTTTCCGTTACGGATGATTACTTGGTCGGGCATTAGCGTCCCGCTGCCTCCCTGAGCCTCCGGCGCTCCTCCTCATCGGAAGTCTGCCGCTGGAACTCTCCCGCACTCTCGACCATAGTTTCGGCCGCTGCTCCGACTGATGAACCGATCAGTGCTGCCGCTTCTGCTCGACGCTCGGCAGTCATGGGCTTCCCGCCCTCTCCGACAATATCTCCGAGTCCAGTGAAAAAATCACCAATGTCCGCGGCCGGAGTCCCGGCCTCACGCGGTACTTCCTCCACTGTCTCCGGAACGGCCGCTGTCCTGGCCCGTGCTGCTGCAAGCTCGTCAGTCACATCAAGATCGCCCTTCTTTATCCCTTCGAGCGAAATGATCTGTTGCCATGTACGCGGCTGGCCTAAATCCCAGACCTCGGGGAATGATCCTTCACGCAATGCCCGGTTGTTGCGGATCGTGTTTGATCCTTTATCCTCGAAGTATTCAGACAGATTACCCAAAGCCACCCGCGCCTCCGAGATTTGGATAGGCGACGTTATACCTACCAACCTGGGTGAAAATTCGGTGTAGTAATCGCGTTCATTGTCGGTCAACGCTCCGGCCTCATGCCCTGCCGCAACCTCGGCCGTAGTTTCTCTGACAATATCCTCATATTCTCGCTGGACTGCTGCCCTGTCTGCATCAGTGAAAGTCGGGGTGCGAATCTTGCCGAACTGTTGCAGCAATACCATTGCGTCTTGCTGTCGCTTGGCGATACGTTTCAAGGTAGTCACCCGGTTACGGTCATCACGCACAACCGCAGGCGGCATACCCATGAAAACTTTGTGATCGTCTACCTCATTCTGTAACTTGTCGTTCGTCAGCCGCTCGTTGCGAGCCTTGCGTGTAGCTTGTTGTTCCAAGGCTTCAAGATCCACCTCGCGTTGCAATACCTTGTCGGGTTGCATATCGCGGAAGTCAGCCAGCGCATCCCTCGCCGCATCGAATCCACCCCGAGACTTCAATGCTGTACTGACCTGCTCCTCTACCTCCGGCGTCCGCACACCTCCGGCCCGCGCAAAGTCATCCCACAACTGAGCCTTGTCCCTCTCGAATGTCTTTTTGAGCAACCTGCCGTGGAAGTTTATCAACCCTCGCCGGAACTGCCGGGGATCTCCCGGACCTCCGAAGCGTTCCGCCGCTCGCCGTGGATCGAGACCGCCACCCTCATCGAACTTGCGTGGTGTTGGTCGGTTGCCGGGGAGTCCTTGTGGCACTCCGCCCGCTAAACCCTGCTGAATTAGGTTCTGGTCTACCGGCCCGGTCGGAGCCGGTTGCACGATAAAGTTGCGGGGATCTTTGGGATCTTTTAGTACATTAAATGCCATTAGAACTCAAACACTCCCCCGCTGGTATCAAGACCAAACGAAGATGACTGGCCGAACGAAGTACCCTGACCAAGCACGGTCGGGCCACCAATGATCTGAGCGAGGTTCTGTAATGGTGTGAACTCAGCCTCGAACGGGGAGAACCCCAGGTTGAACAGACCTTGGAGTGAATCGAGTCCTCCGAGGCCAAGTTGCCCCGCTCCCATCAGCCCCGCCTGATTCAAACCAGCCGTTCCGAGAGCCTGCTGGCCGCCGAGTTGCCCCAAGGCCCCACCAGCTTGTGTCTGTCCCTGCTGCAACGCCCCTGCTGCCCCGAATTGGCGGTTGAGATCCTGAAAGCGTATGTCCGCAGCACCCCGGCCGAACGCATCCTGGGTAGCCTGCCCGAGTAACCCCTGAGCCACCCCCTGTCTGCCACCCCCAAGTTGCCCGCCTCCAATAGCCTGCGACTCGATACCAGGAAGAAGTTGCTGGAACTGTCGAGCAAGGTCGCCGCCGAACAGGTCAATTTGTTGCTGCACGGCCGGGTCATTACCCCCTGCTATCCGTCGCAGTTGCCCCTGTCCAAGTCCCGTACCCTGTGACTGAGCAGTCAGCGCGTCAATGCCTGCCTGACCTTGGCCGAAGCCACCGCCGAATCCCTGTTCAAGCTGACCCTGTACGCCTTGCAAACCTCCGAGGAAGTCTTGCCCCTGTCCTCCGAGTTGACCCGCAAGACCGAACAGGTCACCGATGCCTCCCTGTTGCTGACCTTGAAGCCCTTGGGCTGCCTGCCTCACGAAGTCGAGGAAAGGTTGCTGTGCCGGATCAACGAACGTGGACTGCTGGCTACCCGACTGGCTCGAACTCTTTGAGAATCCTAAGCTACCGCTCATTGTAATACCCCTACTCTCTTTCGGATGATGACCTGATGCACCTTGTACCCGGCCCGCTTGCTGATTCTACCCATACCCTCTCGGGTCTGCACCGTGATGGTGTCGCACCCTGTCTCCTGGGCAAGCTGCACCAACACCTTATCGAGATCGTCAATCCACTCGTTGATATCGTGGGTGCTGCCAGTCGCCATCAAGTGCAGATCCTTGGTGCCAAAGAACTCCCGCCGCGTGACCGCCGATACAGATACCACCTCATCGTCTACCCACACCCGGATCAGCACAACGTCACCAGTCATCAGGTCTTGTGCCAACTGACCCGCCGAATACTCCATCCCTCCATACTCGAAGCTCGGAGCCATCATTGACCAGTAAGCGTCAACCTGCTTCAAAGCCTCGGTCGGCTCGGGAGTGTCGATCTTAAAAGATACCGGGTTCATCGTTCCTCTCACTGACCCTGACAACACTGAACACGGCGCTTTCTATAATAAACGTATGTGGTGAGCCTTGATCCTGTGCCTCACCGAATAGCTGAATATCATCCCCCGGATTCAACGATAAAATTCCATGCCCGACCATCGTAAACACCGTAGTCTGCTGGCTGGCATCGACAGCGGTAAAGATCCCCGTGTCTGTACCATTAACACGCATCGTTAGCTTGTAAAGAACACCAGCGGAAATGGTTGCCACCACCACAATGATGACCGAGTACACACCACCTTCCTCGGCAATTAAATTGCTGTCCACCAAGCTCGGGATGACCCGGTTGGGCAGAAGCGGGGAGATAAAATCCCACTCCTCAATCAGTATCGGGGTTGCGTCAAGCGGCTGGTCTGCTACCGGACCTTCGCGCACCATCAACGAACCGTAGGCTGCCTGCACCGTGGCAGTTACCATCGCGGTCGATATGACCGTCAACTCCTCCTCTAAGAACCTTTCGAGGTCACGGATGTGAGCCTTCAATCCCTGTATCTCAACATCGAGGTTGATCTGCGGGACAAGGTTCGGGGTGTAAGGGACGCCACCCGCGATACTATGCGCCACTGAAATCTCCTTGGAATGTGTACTCCAAGTCAAAGCCATGAACACGCCATAGCGGATTGGTGTCTGCGCCGGGTGCTGAATCATCCTCGAACCGGACGCTGATGTACCGTCCCGACTGATCGAAGTTCAGGAAATCATCTTCGTTGATCCTGAAATCCTGCTGCACACTCCACGATATCCCCTCGCTCGGCTCGTCCTGTACTCCGACGCGGACCTTGACAACCGTGCCGCTGCTGCCTTCAAGCCTCGGCCACACCCGCCGAACGTATTTCAATGCTTCGGGCGTACCCAGGTCGAGTGATTCTCTGGTGATCTGACCAATAACCGCCGACTCGTCCCGCGAGGTACTGGTATCGTCAACGAACAGCAACCGACTATTAGTATCGCCTAACGGATCAAAGATACCTGTCGGAGTAGAGATAGCAACGGAGGAAAGAACGCGCTCGAACGCTCCGGTGAACTGCGCCCTGTTCCAACTGTCCGAGGTTTCGTTCCACGTTTCCGTCTGTCCATCCCAATCAAGTACCTCTGTGGTAGCAAGCACCAACCCGCTCTGTGCATGACTCCACGTTTCGGGAAGCTCTCGAATACTTAACTTGTCGTGAGCGTAGTCCCAGACCACAGCGATGTTAGGCTCGACAAATCCTTGGGTTGGGTAGCAAATCCAAACCTCTTTCGTTGCACGGTAGTTGAATACAAAACTGTTGAGGAAGTTAATCGGGTCGATTTGCAGAAAGATAAACCGGCGTAACTTCTCGTCCACCAATGAGCGGATATTCTGACCATCGTGGATGATTACATCCCCATCGGTCATGACGATATGGTTACCAAGGGCCTCTGTGACGCAGTTTGCCGCCATGATCCCCGAGCTACTGAGGAATTTCTTGAACGTGAACACGAACGAACCGCCGACGAAGTTTGCCGAGTAAGTAGAGTGTTCCTTGTAGATCATCAACTGGCTGCGTAATGTGGCCGCGTCTATTATCCCGCCAGAAGTATCTGCCAAGGACGCATCGCCCGCGTTGTTGGTTGCGGTTGCCACCCACTCGGTCGGGACTGTTCCCGGCTCGGCAGCATTACTCCACCGCAGTTTGGTCGGGAACTCATTGCCCCCCTCGGTCATGTTGAGAGCAAACAGGAAGTTGTTGAACGTCCTCATCGACCGACAGGTCGTGGCAGCAGGCCAGCCGGTGAGCGGCGCTGCAATGTTGCCCGTGTTCAAATCCCAGAACGCAGGGGGTGACTGCCGGAAGTTGAACACCGGAAACCCGTTGATGATCGTGATGTTTGCCTCCGATGGGAGTACCGGAGAGGCGTACACCGCAGGGGTAATATCATCCACATCACCCGCCTGGTCGATCACTTGGATCGTTTCTTTCCCCATGACTGTCCAGAAGTTCAACGTCGCGCTGAATACGTTAGCCAGGTGGATAGCTTCGTCCGTCCAATTTTCAAAGAACTGCGATACTCCGCTGATCCTCTGCGCGTACCCAACACGCATATAGAAGTTAATCATCTGAGTCCAAGACTCCGGGCCTACCTCCGCCGCTGGTATGTCCTCGACAATGCTGGTCGGCCGGATCTCGGTGAGTATCCGATCTTCGCGGGAGCGTTCGCCTTTCTGTACTTGTGGACTCATGGGACGTATTGAACGGTTAAGAAGTGGTAGGAGTAAGGCACGACTTGGAACGCATCGCTGCCAGCTACGTTGACTTCAATGTCGCCTACGTCATGCGTGTGGCCTGAGCCGCCACCAGTATTCTCAACGATAGCTCGGGTATCGGTCTGGTCGGCATAGGACACTGTACCAGTGGAGAGAATTACACCGGCCAACCCCTGACCAGCGGCTAACACAGTGGCGGGGTTCGCCTGCACTTGACCACCACTAAGCGACTTTTCTGCAACCCTGTGCCTGTGACTCGGCATCTGTGCCGCACTGATAGCTGTCGAGCCTGAGTTACCGGCGTCTGTCTGCAAGTCAACGAACGGAGCGCGATCGCCGCTGAACGAATCACTCATGGCAAAGAACCGATTGCGTAGATCAACCGTGCCGTTCGTGCCGTTGCAGGAGAACCAGTTATTCGACGGCGGCGTCGATCCTATAACCAGCATCTTGATTTCACCAGCAGTCCAGATCGGGTCGCCCTGAATGATCGGAACGTGGGCGAAGGTAACAACACCCGTGCCCCTGTCCACCTCTATCGGGCGGTCTACGAAATCGCCAACGTCATCGAACCGAGCCAGTATCCAGTCGTTGTCGCCTGCGTCGGCAGCCATTGTGATTGACCATCGAAACAAACCGCCTCGGTTCATTTGGACTTGGATTGCAACATCGGAGTCGGCATTGAGAATCAAGTCATTGTCTTGAATGGTCTGCGCAGCGGTAAAGACGTTCTCCTCATTCTTGATCGCAGCGAGGTTCATCTGATCGGTAGTCAGGTCTACCGCCGCGTCGATGTTCGGGAACGACTGGAACACCGCCCGCTTGATTGTGCGTATCTGATCGTCACCCTGCGACAGAGGATCAGACCCAGGTGGGTCGGTGATACTCAGTTCCGCGATAAAGTTCGCACTGTCTAATGCCATTACGCCACCCTCACATAACTATTGTCGGCCCAAAGTGAGCCGGATGTGCCTGCACTCGTTGGCAGACTGAAAAAACATCGGATACCGGAATCAACTGCTATTGCACTATTACTCCAAAAAAAAGAGCGTGTCCCGCCTGCCGACAATCCGCCAAGGTTTGCCGATATCCGATAGAGTCCCGTGTCCGTATCGTTAGTGAAAGCGAAAGCCGGATTTGTCTTACTACTCGCACCGTCGCCGTGAACCGAAATGCCATCGGCTGTCCATATCGCGTTGCCGTCCAGAGTGCCCCGTGAAACCCCGCCAGTCGCCCAACCAATACTGTTCGCAGCGTTATTGTAGAAACCTGTATCTGAATCACTGTTGAAGTTGAACGCTGGCCGTGCTTCGTCCCTCAGACTGTTGCCCGCCCACGACCGGCCCTCCGCTGCGAATATGTCGCTGCTCGAAGTGAACGATGCGATGGTTTCACCGTTAGCGGTGATATTGAGCGAGGTCGCACTTGCAAATATCCCCGTGCCGAGGTCGCTGGTGAACGCATACCCCGGTGCTGCCTCAGTACCATCCGGCGCGTGTAGCACTCCGGCGAACTGCGCGAACACACTGGTCAGGCGGAACTGTTCTGTGCCACTGGGCGCGAACCCCAGGATGCCGCTGGCGATACGGTACATGCCCATATTAAGGGACGCTGCAAACGCATAGCCCGGCGTGGCGGCGCTGCCCGCCAGCCCCTCGATCACAACCGCTGGCCGCAGCCCGGTCGCAAACAACCGCAACCGTTCAACGCCGACCGTAGACCATGCCAGCACGTTCGACCCGGCCCGGTACATCCCGAGATTGGTATTGTCGGTAAACGAATAGCTAGGCGTTAGCGCCGTGCCAAAGGCGGAGCGAACAACGTCATTAAAGATCGTGTTCTGGTTGAAAGTGTTTATTTGGGTAAAGGTGTTGGCTTCGTTTTTGATCGCCATTTGCGCCATTTGAGCCGCAGTCTGTGGAACGGCGGCATCAACATTTGGGAAAGACTGTTGCGTAGCCCTTTTAACTGTCCGAATATGGTCGTCACCCTGGTTAATAGGGTCTGTACCTGTCGGGTCAGTGATTGAAAGCTCGCTAATGAAGTCCGCACTGTCGAGAGCCATGATCCGTCACCCGACTCCGATAATAGGGGCTTCTCCGTGTCTGGATTCGTCTGCTCTTTGGTTGACACGCTGCACCTCCGTTGTGTATGTCTCAAGGGCAATGGCCCGCATGG